AGGGACGCAACTGGTTCTACGATATGTATAACCTCGGTACGTCTGAAGAAGATGAGGAGTGGAAGAGCTGGCACTTTACTACGAAAGATAACCCGCTTATTGATCCGAAAGAGATTGAAGGAGCTAAGAAGACTTTATCGTCGTTTAGTTTTAAGCAGGAATACGAAGCCTCCTTCGATAATGCAGGAACAGACTTATTCAAAGAACAATGGGTAAAGTACGGAGAAGAACCTACTGAAGGTGTTTATTACATAGCAATAGACTTAGCAGGTTTTACGAATGTTAACTACTCCTCCGCAAGAGCAAAGAAATTAGATGAATCAGCTATCGCAGTAGTAAAAGTAACTGAAGATGGTGAATGGTTTATAAAGAAGATTGAGCATGGACGCTGGGATGTTAAGGATGCAGCAGCAAGGATTCTTAAGAACATCAGAGACTTTCAACCAGTAGGTGTAGGAATTGAAAGAGGAACAGTACGTAACGCTGTACTGCCCTACCTTAGTGATCTAATGAGATCAAACAACGTCTACGCAAGTATACAAGATTTAACGCATGGTGGTAAACAAAAGACTGAGAGGATTGTCTGGGCATTACAAGGACGATTCGAGCATGGTAAGGTAACACTGAATGAAGAAGAGGATTGGACACAGTTTGTGGATCAGCTTCTAATGTTCCCTACTACTCAGGTGCATGACGACTTAGTAGACGCTTTATCTTATGTCGATCAGTTAGCTGTAACAACATACTTTACAGATGACATGGACGATGAATATGAACCTAATGACTTTATATCGGGATATTAAATGAGTATAACTGGTAGCTTGTTTAGGATGGTAGCTCCTGGGTTAGTAGATAACTTAGAAGCACAAGGCTTGTTTAAAGGCTCTAGCAGAGCAACACCTAGTCTAGTCCCTGAGATGTTTATTGGACGTGAAGGTATTAGTAACTTAGGAGCAGCAGGTATTACAGACGCTCCTGCACTAACTAAAACATTAGAAGACGCACAGCGTGATTGGTTTAGATTACCTGCTGAGGAGTGGGATGCTTTATATCCTAAGCAAGGCATAGCGTTTGATCCTGTAGCAAACAAGGCAATGCTAGAGATCAGCGATAAGAACGTAGACTTACGCAAAGGTGTAGACCTAAACAAGATCCCTGAGAATGAAGTCTTAGCATTCGATGAAGTATTCAAAGCAGATACATTAAAGAAAGCTTACCCAGATATCGAAGACGTTACTGTTAGTTTTATCGATGATCCTGTCTCCTCTCGCTTAGCAGCATACGCTCCTGAGCAGAACATGATTCTGTTTAATCGTCAACATCCTGACTGGAGAAAAGCAGATACTCCAGTTAAAGTAGCTCTGCACGAGATCCAACACTACGTTCAAGGTAAAGAACTATTCACACAAGGTGAGAGCTTCTCTCAAACCCTTAATCAAAATCAATTATACAATGACGCTCGTGCTGCTTTAGAGTTATCTATTGTTAAATCTCCGTCTGATTCTGTAGCTTTTGCAAAGCAGTTTAAAAATTTAGGATTTAGTCCAGATGATGTAGCTGAAGCAGTGGCTGGACTTGCTAAACCAGACGGACTTTCAGCTCGTCGTTCTTTAGAGCAGACTTTTAAAAGTAAAGAAAAAGCTGATAAATTTATTACCAGAGCTGAGCAGTATCCAACATTAAGTGGTGCTATTGAAGCAAAAGATATATCTACTGTTGCTTATATTCGCTCTGTTTCAGACTACATGAAAGTAGCTGGAGAAGTATTTGCTCGTCAGACAGAGCAACGTCGTGGTATGGACGTATCAGAACGTTTAGCACAACCTGCTATGAGAGCTATTGAAACAGATCCTCAGAATCGTATGGCAGGTGTAACAATCGATAACATGACTGCTCCTCGTGCTGGTACTGCTCAAGCAGCAATGGCAGATCCTTTTCAGATGCAAGTTCCACAATCAACTATTCCAGGAATTTAACACATGGCTGAATTTAAAGAAGATATCACAACAGAAGATGATCGTGAGTTAGTCTCATTCATCGTAGATCATTGCAATCGTTGGAGAGATCACCGAGATGTAAACTACTTAGATAAATGGGAAGAGTATGAAAGATTGTTCAGAGGAATCTGGGATGGGCTTGACAAGACTCGTGAGTCCGAGAGATCTCGTCTTGTTACTCCCGCCCTCCAACAAGCTGTTGAGTCGAAGCAAGCTGAGATTTCTGAAGCTGTCTTTGGTCGTGGCGAGTTCTTTGACATTGTTGATGATCGTATGGATCAAGACAAGAATGATATTGCCTTAGTACGTCAACAGATGCATGAGGACTTTAAGTTCTCGAAGGTTAAGAAAGCTTTAGATGATATTATTCTTTTAGGAGAACTATACGGTACAGGTATCGGAGAGATTACCGTAGAAGAGAAGACAGTGATGTCTCCTTCCACCCAGCCTATCCCTGGCACTGCTATGGCAGCTATCGGAGTTACTGAACAGAAGAAGTTCATGGTTCAGCTCCACCCAATCAATCCTCGTAACTTCCTCATTGATCCTAATGCTCGTGATGTAGAATCATCCTTAGGTGTTGCAATCGAGGAGTATGTTCCTTATCATAAGATTGTCCAAGGCATGGTCGATGGTACATATCGTAAGGTAGGAATTACTCCTAGCTACAACGACATGGACTTAGAGCCTGTGCAAGAGATGTCTCCTAAGCAGGACGACAAGGTACGAGTCATTCGTTACTATGGTCTTGTTCCTAAGGAATACTTAGAAGAGTTACAAAAGAAAGACGGAGAAGAGATTGTAGATCTATTCCCTGAAGGTTCTATGGCTGAAGACTACCAAGACATGGTAGAGGCTATCGTTATCATCGCTGATGATCAGTGGCTCTTAAAAGCCGAAGAGAATCCTTACATGATGAAGGATCGTCCTGTTGTCGCCTATCAAGCTGATTCCATGCCTGGTCGTTTCTGGGGTCGTGGTACTGCTGAGAAGGGCTACAATATGCAAAAAGCTATTGACGCTCAGATCCGTAGTCACTTAGATTCTTTAGCGTTAACTACTTCTCCAATGATGGCAATGGATGCTACACGTCTACCACGTGGTGCTAAGTATGACGTACGTCCAGGTAAGAACCTCTTAGTTAATGGTAATCCTAACGAGATCATGATGCCATTCAAGTTTGGTACGACTGATCCTCAGAATTTCCAGACTGCTCAGAACTTCCAAGCAATGCTCCTCCAAGCTACAGGTACAATTGATAGTACTGCTATGCCTGGACAGGTAGCTGCTGGTGAAGCCTCAGGTGCTGGCTTATCTATGGCTCTCTCAGGCTTGATGAAGAAGAACAAGCGTACTCTGATTAACTTCCAAGAGGACTTCTTAATCCCATTCATTACAAAAGCTGCTTACAGATTCATGCAGTTTGACCCAGATCGTTACCCAGTTAAGGACTTTGTGTTCTTGCCTGTGTCTACCTTAGGAATGGTAGCTCGTGAATACGAACAACAGCAGATGATGGGCTTAATGTCTACCTTAGGAGCAGAATCTCCTATCGTTCCTCTGCTATTACAGGGTGTAATCCAAGGTTCTAGCATCTCTAATCGTGAAGAAATCGTAGCAGGACTCCAACAAATGAGCCAACCTGACCCAATGCAGCAGCAAATGCAGCAACTTGCTATGGCTACAGCTCAAGCTACCTTACAGAAGACCCAAGCTGAGGCTGCTAAGGCTATGGCTGAGGCACAAAAGGCTGGAGCTCAGGCTCAGGCAATCCCTGTAGAGACCCAAATCAAGGCTGTAGAGGCTGCGAATAAGCCGCAGGGTGCTGACCCCTTCACCCAAGTAGAGAAAATCGCTAATTTAGCCCTTAAAGAGGCTGATATGATGTCTAATGAGCGTATTGCTATGTTACAAACTGCTACAAAAATGCAATAACTATTGACAAATTGTAAAAAGTATGGTATAATATAAGTATATATTACCACAATAAACTCTCCTTGTCAAGGAAAAAGAGTATGAACAGAGAATTACAGGATTATTACGAAGATCGCTTCTCAATGATGGCATCCAAAGGGTGGCAGAATTTGATTGAAGACATAGAAGTTATGCTTAGTAGCACTGACACCATTAGAGGTGTAGATACTGAGCAACAGTTATGGTTCAGAAAGGGAGAAGTCTCTATTATGACCTGGCTAAAGAATTTAAGAGAGTCAAGCACCGAAGTCTACGAGCAACTCCAGAAAGAGGAAGATAATGCCGAGACGGATGTTTGAGTTTTCATGTAAGAATTCACATATCACTGAGTCCTTCGTCGAGGTTGACACAAAAGAAGTTCAGTGTAGTGAGTGTGGCGAGGTAGCTACTCGCATTCTTTCCTCTCCTAGGTTGGGTTTAGATCCAATCAGTGGAGATTTCCCTAGTGCTACGGCACGATGGGCAAAGATGAGAGCTGAGAAGCTGGCATTGGAAAGAAAAACAACAGCTAATCACGGCTCGTAAATGGACTCTTGACCACCGAGCTATTTTTTAAATGTCCTAAAATCGCATTGCGACAGGAGAATATACATGGCTGCAAATTTTATCGAACTGCCCGAAGTAGACGCTAACGAGAAGTACGCTGATCCAACCAAAGAAGAGAGTATAACCCCAGACGCTGTAGAACAAACTACAGCAGAACCTGAAGAGGTTACTCCAGAACTACCTGAGAAGTATCGTGGTAAAGCTCTAGACGAGATTATCAGGATGCACCAAGAAGCCGAGAAGTTAATCGGACGACAGGCACAAGAGGTTGGCGAAGTACGCAAGTTAGCTGATTCACTTCTAAAGCAACAACTCGAAACGAAGCACGACACACAGCCAAGTAAAGCACAAGAGATTGATTGGTACGAAGACCCTGCTAAGGCAGTAAATCAGGCAGTAGCGAACAACCCAATCCTAAAGCAATTGCAAGAACAACAGGCTCAACAAGCCCAAGTAGTTGCACTGCAGACGATTGAGAAAGCACATCCTGATTATTTAAGTGTAGCACAATCTGATGACTTTGCTTCTTGGATTCAAGGATCAAAGGTACGGATGGAATTATTTGCTAAGGCAAACAACTACGATGTAGATTCAGCATTAGAACTGCTAGAGACTTACAAGTCAATACGCAACGTCAAACAACAAAAAGTAGAAGCTACTAAAGCTGCTGACGAATCGCTGAAGAAGGTCGATGATGAGAACCGAAGCAAAGCACTTAAGACTGCAGCCGTCCAACAAGGCGGTACTGGAGAGTCAACAAAACCTGTTTATCGTCGTGCAGATCTTATTCGCTTAAGAATGCAAGACCCAGCTAGATACGAAAGCATGGCAGATGAAATTCTCCAAGCTTACGCAGATGGTAGGGTTAAATAATTTAATTTAATTTTAGGAGATTTAAAATGGCAGCAGTCGCATACCCAGGTGGATCAACATCCATCGTTAACAAAACAGCAGCAGACAAGTTCATTCCAGAGATTTGGTCTGACGAAGTAATCGCTGCATATCAGAAGAACCTCGTATTGGCAAACCTCGTCAATAAAATGACGATGCGTGGTAAGAAGGGTGATACTCTTCATATTCCTAAGCCAACTCGTGGTGTAGCTGCAGCAAAAGCAGCAAACACTGTAGTTACCATCCAAGCTGACACTGAGACCGAAGTATTAGTCTCTATCGACCAGCACTTCGAGTACTCACGTTTCATTGAGGACATCGTCGAAGTTCAAGCTTTGGCTTCCCTACGTCGCTTCTACACCGAAGATGCTGGTTACGCTTTGGCTAAGAAGGTTGACGACACCTTGTTTGGTTTAGGCAAGACCTTTGGTAATGGTACTACTGATTGGACACATAGCAACAGCTATTACATCGACGCTTCTACTGGTCTCACAGCTTACGCTGATGACACTGTAGTTCCTGCTGACGTGTTTACTGATGCTGGTTTCCGTGCTTTGATCAAACTCGTTGATGACGCTGATGTTCCAATGGATGGTCGTTTCTTTGTTGTTCCTCCATCACTACGTGCAGCTATCATGGGTATTGATCGTTATAACAGCTCTGACTTCGTTGATGGTCGTGGTGTTCAGAATGGTCAGATCGGTACGCTTTATGGTATCGACATTTACGTTTCGAGCAACTGCCCTATTATCGAAACAGATTCTGAAAACACTGCAAGCTCTGGTGGCGACATCAAAGCAGCTATCCTTGCACACAAAGATGCAATGGTATTGGCTGAGCAGTTATCTGTTCGTTCACAGACTCAGTACAAACAAGAATATCTGTCTACACTCTACACTGCCGACACATTGTTCGGTGTGAAGACTGTACGTCCAGAGGCTGGTTTCGTACTCGCTGTAAACGCTTAATAGTAGTTCCTAAGACTCTCCAGCTTCGGCTGGGGAGTTTTCTTTAAGTGCATTCGCTGAGTGTATTTAAACAAATATAGGAGATAAATTTTGGCTATCTACCGAGGAGCAGGTGGTGCAGGGGACGCTGTAGGAGACGCTTCTAGTGAAGTCTTACTTGCACTTCAAGCTAAAGATGCTGCTATCGCTGCACAGGTTGCTGCAGAGGCAGCACAAATAGCTGCTGAGACAGCACAAGCTGCAGCAGAACTAGCAGAAACTAATGCAGAGACTGCAGAGACTAACGCTGAAACTGCTGAGACTAATGCAGAGACAGCAGAGACCAACGCAGAGACTGCTGAAACAAACGCTGAAGCTGCTCAAACTGCTGCCGAGGCTGCACAGGCTGCTGCAGAGACAGCTCAAACTGCTGCTGAACTAGCAGAAACCAACGCAGAAACTGCACAGGCTGCTGCTGCGTCTAGTGCTTCTGCTGCTACTTCTTCTGCATCTGCAGCAAGCACATCAGCTACTAACGCTGCATCCAGCGCATCTGCAGCATCCACTTCAGCCACTAACGCAAGCAACTCAGCTACGGCTGCTTCTACGAGTGCATCCAATGCTTCTACGTCAGCAACTAACGCTGCATCTTCTGCATCAGCGGCTTCTACATCTGCAAGCAATGCAGCTACATCAGAAACCAACGCAGCAGCTTCTGCTTCTTCAGCTTCAACATCAGCTACAACAGCTACTACTCAAGCAGGTATAGCAACAACACAGGCTTCTAATGCTTCTACCTCAGCTAGTAACGCATCTACATCAGAAACCAATGCAGCAGCTAGTGCCTCTACAGCGACCACACAAGCCACTAATGCAAGCAATAGTGCAAGTAGTGCATCGACCTCAGCAACTAATGCCAGTAACTCTGCTTCCTCTGCAAGCACATCCGCTACCAATGCAGCTAACTCTGCTACCTTAGCAGCAAGCTACACACCAAGCCAAACAGGTAACGCTGGTAAGTTCTTAACTACTGACGGTACTAACACTTCTTGGGGTAATGTCTCAGGTTCTATCTCGGTTACTGGTGGAGATTTAACTCTATCTGGCAGCACAGGCACAGCAATCACTAATGCAACTCTTGCAACAGTAAATAGCACCACAGGTTCTTTTGGTTCATCTAGTTCTATTCCTGTTATCACAGTAAACGGTAAAGGTTTAGTAACATCAGTCACTACTGCAACTGTAGCGGGTGGTCAATACTTTGGCTCTGCTGCAAGCAAGGCTATTGCATACAATGAGGACAGCATCGCAGAGAACATCACAACTACAAGCGGTAAGAACTGTTTATCAGTTGGACCAATAACAATCGCATCTAGTTACTCGGTGACTATTGCATCTGGACAACGGTGGGTAATCCTATGAGTATTATACTTCAATCAAGCGGTGGTGGACAAGTCACCATCCAAGAACCAACAACTGCTAGTAACTTTACGCAGACACTTCCAGCCGCTACTGGCACAGTAATGGTTAGCGGTAATATGCCAGCTTTTAGTGCTTTTTTAGGCTCTGCACAAACTGTTTCTGCAAATACTTGGACAAAAGTTCAAATCAACACAGAAACTTTTGATACTGCTGGTGCTTTTGACTCAACAACTAATTATCGTTTTACCCCATTGGTAGAAGGTTATTACCAAGTAAATGCAACACTCGCAAATGACTATACAGGCGGTGGTTCTGTGGGTGGAATGGGAGTTGCTTTGTATAAAAATGGCTCTAGATATTTAGCGGCACAAATAGGCGGTGGTACTGCTGGATATTTGTATGGTGGATATTCTGTTTCAGAAATTATTTATTTAAATGGTTCTACTGATTATATAGAAATGTATGGCATTAACGGAAATACAACTTCAAGTGCAGTTTTTGCTAGCGGTACAAATGCCACAAGATTTTCAGCTTGTTTAGTAAGGGGTGCATGATGACTTTATATGCAAAAATAATGACTATTTATCCAAGCCTAACACCAAGGGATTTCGTTACTACTATTGATTTACAAAACGATTCAGATGGCAAAGGCGATTACATTGCTAAGTGGGAACACCCAACACTAGCTAAACCAACTGCGGAACAATTAGCATGAGTACCCTTAATGTAAACAGAATAGCTGATGCAAGCGGTGGAGTTCTAGCACCCATTAGTTCAGTCATGCGAAACCGTCTAATTAATGGTGGAATGGACATAGCACAACGAGGTACAAGTTTTACTTCAGGTGCAAACAATGACGATGCTTATGTTTTAGATAGGTTCTATATTCTGTCGGATGGCAACGATGCCATTGATGTTACGCAAACTACTACTGTTCCCACAGGAGCTAAATTCTCGATTGGTTTAGATGTAGAAACTACTAATAAAAAGTTTGGTATTGCTCAGATTATTGAAAATGCAAACTGTTTTGATGCTATTGGCGGTGCAGTTACCTTATCGTTTCAAGCAAAAGTATCCGCTACAACTAAATTAGATAATGTAAAGTGTGCGATTGTAGCGTGGTCAGGTACAGCCGATTCAGTAACTTCCGATATTATTAGTGCATGGGGAGCAGAAGGTACTAACCCTACTTTAATTGCTAATGCAACCTATGAAAATTCCCCAGCTAATCTAAATGTTACAACCAGTTTTGCCACTTACAGCGTAACTGCCAATGTGGATACAGCATCAACATCAAACATTATTGTATTTATTTGGTCAGATGTAACCGATACTACGGCTGGTGATTTTCTTTACATCACAAATGTGCAACTCGAAAAAGGCACACAAGCTACTGGATTTGAATACAGACAGTATGGTACAGAGTTAAATCTTTGTCAGCGTTATTATGAAACTCTAGGTTTTGGTTTATTGGGAGTTGCTAATAGTTCTACTGGTATTTGGGCTCAAATGCTTTTTAAAGTTCAAAAAAGAGCCACCCCGACTGTTGGTCTTTATACAGCAACCCAAACATGGGGACAATTTGGAGTAGCAAATAGAAACTCATCTAGTGTAAGTATTGGTGATTCTGCAAATACAAATACTAGCGGTTCTATATCACGAATTGAAGGGTTTTCGAGTATGACTGCAAACGCACCATTAGGCTGTTTAACTGATATTGTATTTACTTTATCTGCGGAGCTATGATGTATAAACAATGTAAAGACACCAGTACTAATCAAGTAACTAATTGCATAATTCGCCTTGCAGATGGCTCTGCTATCCCATTTGACCCAGCCAACACAGACTACCAAGCCTACCTTGAATGGCTTGAAGAAGGTAACACACCAGAGCCAGCGGAGAATACATAATGGCATTAATTTTAGATGGAACTAATGGACTGTCCGATGTAGACGGTTCAGCAGCTACCCCTGCTATTCGTGGTACTGATACTAATACAGGCATTTTCTTTCCAGCAGCAGATACGATTGCTTTTGCTGAGGGTGGTGCGGAATCAATGCGTATTGACTCTAGCGGTAATGTAGGTATTGGTACAACTAGCCCAGGCAATATTTTGGAATTAAAGTCAGCAACTCCAATTCAAATATTTAATCAAACAACTGCAAATAGTAATCAAGGTATTCAATTCCAATCAAATGGGACTAATTATGGAAGAATGTTTTTTAATTCACAAACTGGTCAATTTGACACTCGTGCTGGCTTAAATAATGGCGATGGATATTATTTAACATATTCAACTGATGGTTCAGAACGGATGCGTATTCTATCGAATGGTGCATTTTTATTAGGATGTACAACAGAAAACGGTGCGGCAGGAATAAGTTTTAGTAATGCTTCTGATTCTGCTACTTACGGAAAAACAATATATAACAATTCTCCGTATAACGGAACAAGAAACGCACAATATTGGGCATACAACGGAAGTGTAGTTGGTTATATTCAAACTAGCACAAGTTCTACTTCTTATGTAACTTCTTCTGACTATCGTTTAAAAGAAAATATTGAACCAATGATAGGGGCATTAGCTAAAGTTACTGCTTTAAAACCCTGCACTTATAAATGGAAACTTGATGGTTCTAATGGTCAAGGGTTTATTGCCCATGAACTTCAAGCCGTTGTGCCTGAAGCTGTTACTGGCGAAAAAGATGCAGTAGAAATTTACACAGATGAAGATGGTAATGAGCAAACTAGAATTAAGCCACAAGGCATTGATACTTCATTCCTAGTCGCTACTTTAACTGCTGCTATTCAAGAACAACAAACAATGATTACATCTTTGACAGCACGAATCGCAGCGTTAGAAGGGGCAGCGGTATGACAGACATAGATCCAATAGAATACGGTAAGTTAGTTCACGCTGTAGAGAACTTAGAATCCAAAGTAAGTGCAATGGAGCACGACATCAAGAAACTCGTAGCAATGGCTGAGAGGTCTAAAGGCTCTTTGTGGGCTATCATGGGAGCTGCCTCAGTCTTTGGTGGTTTTGTAACTTGGATGGCTGACTTGGTGTTTAGAAAATGAGTAGACCACATTCCGTAGGTAAGAATCTTACTGCTAATACATTGACAACAATGTTTACTGTTCCAACTAGGAACATGGCTAAGTGGACTCTGTTATACGCTTACAACGGCACAGCCTCTGCTAAGAACTTCAGAGCATTCTGGTATGACGCTTCTGAGAATGTAGAAATTGCTGTAGTATATGATTATTCTTTAACTGCTAAGAACTTTCTAAGAATTGATGGACAAGCCCATGTAGTCTTAGATGAGCATGACGAGATTCGTGTATTAATTGAAACTGGTGCAACGAATGCAAGCTGTATTATAACATTAGAATTAGAACAACGCAGTACCGTACAGAACTATAACTAAGGAGTAGTAATGCCACTCGCTAAAGGTAAGTCACAGAAGACAATCAGTAAGAACATTTCTAAGATGGTCAAAGAAGGAAGACCACAGAAGCAAGCAGTAGCAATCGCATTACAAACAGCTAAAGTTCCTAAACCCAAGAAGAAAGGTAAGTAATATGCCAATGGTCAAAGAGAAGAAGTTCCCCTATACAACTAAGGGTAAGAAGCAAGCTAAGCAGTATGCTAAGAAGACTGGTGCTAAGATAGTATCTAAGCCAGCTAAGAAGATGGGAGCAATGCGTGGCTACTAAGCCTGGCTTGTATGCCAACATCGCAGCAAAGCGTCGTCGTATCGCTGCAGGATCAGGCGAGAAGATGCGTAAGGTAGGGGCTAAGGGTGCTCCTACTGCTAAACAATTTAAGGAAGCTGCTAAGACAGCTAAGAAACGATAATGGTTAAGAAGGTATATCAGAATCCTGAAGGTGGTTTAAACGCTAAAGGAAGGGCTTACTTCAACAAGAAGACAGGATCTAACCTTAAGCCTCCAGTTTCTGCTAAAGAGGCTGCAAAGTCCCCTAAAGCAGCAGGAAGACGTAAGAGCTTCTGTGCTCGTATGAGTGGTGTAAAAGGGGCTATG